GGCAGAAGAATCGGAAATGGCAGGTTTGATATAACCATATGGAAGCAATGTATCTGCTTTCTCTTTTTCCAATTCCAACTCCTCGCCAACAATATGTTTCACACCACCCATCCCAAACGGACTGATAACAATAAACTTCATTATTATTTTACTCCTGTCAATCTGCCCATAATAGAGGCAAGAACGACATCCTGTGCATGCCGTAAAACGAACCGATACCAAGTTTCATTTTGCAAAAATGCATTTTGCGTGAGTGAACCTGTTACAGGCGCGACGGCTGAATTACTTACCGTGACTTCCAAATTACCTGTTGCTTTATGTCCGAGAACAACTGACTTTGAAATATCACCATAAATTATTGCACTGTCCGCACCAGTTCCCATCGTGCTGGTGATAGAATCGGTAAGATTGATTTTCTTACCGAGTATAGATGATGGAACTTCTGGAGTTCCTGCGCCTAATTTGAATATTGGCTGTCCATCAAGGTCTTTTATTTTCATCGCAAGACCAAGTGTCAATAAATTCAAATACCATTCCGCATTCATTTGATAAGCAGCCGGAACTGCTGTCATCAAATCAACAAAATCATCATAAGCAAGATTTGCGCCTGCCTGTGCGACACTCTTCGTTCCAGTTGCGTAATAGATTCCATTGAATGGGTCATTTAAACCGGAAACATCACCAACCAAAACTAATCTATCTTTTTCGGCTGCTATGTAATCTGCAACCCACTGCATAAGAATACTGACAATGCCTGTATTCTCATCAGAAAGCATTTGGTCTGTGAATGGAACGACAGTCGTCAAATCTTTCAGCGTTAAATCTAACTGGCTGAAAGTCGGGACTGACAAAGTTTTGTTTCCATCTTCCGCAGTCCACGCCATCGTAATATTTGTTGCGCGTTTCGGCGTTTTCAAACTTCTGACAAGCGGGACATCTTTACATTTCGGATATGCAACCGCACCCAGTGGGACTTCAGAAATTATCTCATTCGCATATTCTGTCGGAATAAGATAAGCGCCTGTATTACCACCGCTCAAAACTGTTTTCAAATGCGGGTCATTGTTTTTTACCATTTTGAGAAATGATACAAATCCAATTTCTTTCTGGTCCGCATTTTCGGAATCCACTTTACCAAAAACCATTTTCTTTTCTGGCGGATGCAATTTTGCCATCACATCAGTAACCGCTTTGTCAAGCGAATCCTTGTTTATTACATCTTGCTGATTTTTCAGCAAAATTTCCTGCAATCTAACTACATCTTTCTGCAAACTTTCCAAATTTACTTCTGGCATATTCCCCTCCTTTGCTCCGAAGAGCATTTTATTTATTTCCTTTTACTTTTTCCAACATTTCGTTTATTGATTTTTGTAATTCAAGCATTTTCTTTGATTTTTCTGCTTCCTGCTCTTCATCTATTATCGGCTGTGTTGCTTCCAGTAATTCTTTCAAAGATTTTATCGCTTGTTCTAATATATCATTACAATTTTTTATTAAACTTCTGTTCTTTTCAGAAAGCACTCTTCCACTTTTCATAATGTTAATAATCTGCTCCGCTTCTTTTATATTCTTGAAATCAAGTTTTAATGGAAGAATTGTGATATCTGATTTTATTTCTTTCTCATATTCCTTGAATTCAGGTGCTTCCTTACCAAATTCCTTATAATGTTTAGCAAGATGATTATAAACTCCTTTCCTGTCTGCATCAGGTATATTTACACCACCTCGCGCTCCAAGCAATGCACCCATACTAGCACTGACACCTCGCCAAACTGTTTTATATCCTTCTTTTTTATGATGAGGTAATTTATAAGAATTTTTTATATCTGAATTTTCACTATCAAACCAAGCACACATTTTTTTTAAGTCGTCAACTTCCGCTGCTCTAACTTCTGCCCCAGCATCCCAATCTGTGCCTTCATCTGCCAGCGGATATGCGTGAAATGGTATAACAGATTTTAATTCACTTTCTAATAATTCCGGGATTTTATTTCCAAATGATTTCACAACATCATACATATATTGACACTGGTCAACATTAGGATTGTTAATTCCTAATTGCAACGCTCCCCGATTGCTCCCTACAAGCACCTGTGAAACTTCAAGCAATTCCGCTTTTGTAAATTCACGAATTGGCGGATTTTCGTCGTCAATATGTAATGCTCTCACTTCCTCGCCATCTAACCATTCAATCGGCTTAAACCCAACCGAAAACATCGCCATTCCCTTACTCGCTAATACCCAACCCCAATCTGCTTCTGGATTGCCATCGCCGACATAATACTTGAATTTCATTTCAACATTATTATCATTAAAATTAACACTTAACGCCTGCCCTATCTGTTTTCGTAAATCCATATAATTATGACTTGATAGCAAAACAGGATGTTCTAAATATGATTTTATATTTTCTTTCCAAGCGTCAGTTTGTATGACCTCGTTATCACGGTCTTTTTGGTTTGTAGTAATAACTGCATCAATAATATGATTTTTTTCATCCACCGTTTTAATCGTAGGTCTGAAATACTTGATTTGTTTTTCCATAGTTTTTTCCTCCAGCCATTCAGGATTTATACCGATGTGTTTTTTTGCGTGTTCTCTTACCCACTCCTGCGCTTCTGAAAGTGTCCATTTTTCCTTGTCAAATAAATATGATTGAATTGTCGTAATTGTCTCGCCTTTTAATTTGCCAATGACCGCTTTTATGCCTTCTGATTTAGAAATATCAATTGTTCTAAAACTATCAGGCTGAAATAAATTAGGATTTTTCACTCGTATGCGGATATAATTTTCTGTAATTTCTGGCTCAGGTTTCAAATTCGGTTTCATATTTTACGCTCCATCCTGGCAGAAAGCCAACGACTTTAGTCGTTGGTAATTCACTGTAATTATTAGTCCGACATTCGTTCCTCCATTATTCCTCTATTTCAGGAGCCGTAGTGCATCTACAATTACAATGATTTGGTGGGTCAATATCGCCACTTGAAAATTTCTCATCAATGCCAACTATTTCGCTATCTAATCCAGAACATATTTCACAGGTGATAGAATCAAAAGCCGCAACCCAACTTCTTTTTTTTATCCCTGCCTGTTTGTATGCTTCGTGATTTCCATAATTACTTGCTTCTATCATTTCAGTCCTGACAATTCTATTCGCCTGATAACCCTCAAGCCCGCCTTCCGTATATCCCGCATAAACTTCATTTATCCGTTTGCTTAATTGCTGAATCGTTTCTTTTTCTTTCAAACCCTCAAGTAGTGCTGTGCGGACACTATCTTTCGCTGTATCCATAATAAGTTTCGCTTGTTCTAATCCGTGTTCTCTCAAATACTCAACTACACTTGCACTTGACATATCAAAAGCAATCCGTATATTTAATAATTCAAATTCTGTTTTACCTGCTTCCTCTAATGCCACACTTTTATACGGCTCGCTTAATTTTCTAAATTTTCCAACCGCTTCATCATAATCAAATATAACCGTGTCAATATCAACCTGTGCTTTTGTGTTATCTTTCAATTCGTAAATATAATTTATTCCTTTTTCTATTTCCGCTATATTAAGATTTTTGTATTTATTCAGGTTAGCAATTACTTCGTTTTCTTGTTGATTGAAAAACTTATTTATATCAACGCTATATTTCTTTTCTAATGCTTCCGTTACTTTTATCATCATATCCCATTTCTTGCGTTTCTGTTCCGGCGTAATTGATTTGATTGTTTTCGCAGGCGGAAGCGCAGGCGCTGACACAGGATTACCAACAGGCGAAAGATTAAACGGTAAATATCCTCTATCCCCGCCCGGTATAGTATCAAATGGTAAATTCAATTTTTCTATAATCTGATTGACCGGAATGCCGATTGAAAAATATCGGGCTGCTATCTGGCTTTTCAAATCCTCGTTTTCTCTCAAACTCTCAACTGCCGATAAATCAAAATCAAGCCATAATGAATTATCACCATAAAGATTAAGTATGTTTTGTAAAAAGTTTCTTAATTTTTTAATTTTAGGAATTATGGTATCATTCCAAAATAACTTTTTCTGCTCAACTACATTTGAATAATTGCTATATTCTAAAAGTCCAGCCACTGCAGGCGGCACTCCGAAAATTGCGCATATTGTTTCACGGTTCATTTTCTGCCCATTGATAAACTCCATATCCCGCTGTGTTAATTGTATATTTTTATATTTCGTTCCTTGTTCTAATATAGGTGTTTTATGAGCATTTTTTGTGCCTGTATATTTTTCAGAAAATTGTTTTTTAATTCTTTGGAAAGTTGTTTCATTCAAAGCATTTTCAGTTTCAAGCACTCCGTCAAATGACGCTCCATTCTTGAAAAATTCAGCATTGAATTTATTTGACTGCTGATTGGTTTCAATTATATATCTACCAGCCGCTATCGGTGAAAGCCCATAATACTCGGATGTCGGATTGAAATATAAAAATTGTTTTATCTCGTCGTTATCATAAGATTTATCTATTTCCGCATATTTATATTTGAAACCTTTATCTTTGCCAAGCACTTTTATTCTGCTTGAAATAATTGAATAAAGTTTTTGCGGTGTTTTTCCTTTCAATTCATCAAGCAGTAAATAACCGTTACCCGTCAATTCAGTATTAGCAATTAAACTCTCTATCAACTCAAATTGACTTTCTTTTTCGTTTGGTTTATTAAGTAAGATTAAAAACGGGTGAGTTAAAATTTCATCAAATTTATTTTTATTTTTTCTGGAAGGTTTGTATATCTTGATTGGAAGCCCAGCAATTGCAGTTGCTATTTTATTTATGCACACATATACCCAACTTTCGTTTGTATATGCTTTTAAGTATTCATCATAATTCTCTTGTGCCGGTATCCCTATACCAATAGATGAAAAGTTAGATTGTAAATTGGAAGATATCGCTGATTTGCGGACAAATCCTAATCGGTCAGAAATCTTATCAATGAAAAGAGATATTTTTCCCATTGATAAAATTATAAGGTATTTATTCTTTTCAGTCAAGTGACAAGATAAGAGAAAATTGTCAGTAATTTTTTAATATGCGGAATAAATTGCGGACAGACACAGAGAACTCTTCGGCAAGTAATTTAATGGCAGATGTCTTTTTTATCTTTTCGGTAAGTTTTTTATATCTGGCAATGATTAACTGTGTTGACATTTGTTGTTGGATTTTCGGGACATATACATTTTTGCCTGCATAACCTGACTGTTGTAATTTTAATAATTGTTCTTTTGAAAGTATATCCTCAATTTTCATAATAATTGAATACTTTTTTTAATTGCGATTTTGTTCCCTTATATCTTTGTTGTTCTTCCCAACCGTGATTATACCATATAAAAATTATACATTCGTTTCTCGCTTTGTTTTCAACTATCGCCATATCACCTTCATTCGCTTTTTTAGGTAATCGTTGAACTTCTTTGTTTTTCATACAAATTTTACTATTTCTCTAATATTAAAAAAAATATTGCCATAAGCCCAAAATAAATTGCTTTCAAGTCATAACCACGTATTATACCAATTACCGAAACCGAAAAACAAACTAATAACATTATTCTCCCTATCATTTTTACCCCCTATACAAATCTTATATTCAATTCATTCATCCCATTCGTTAGATAGGTATGCACTGCGTATCGTATCATATCCATACCATCGTCTTTTTGTTTTACCATATCTTCCTTGCCCTTGGTAGCCCATCCGTAAGTGCCAAACTCTTGCTCTACTTTTATAGGCAGTTTTTTCATCTGCCTTGTAAAATCAGTTTCAACAAGTGAATTAGAAAAAATAAAAAACCTGTCCTCTGAAATAAGTTTATAAACTGATTGCTGTCCTGATAATCTGTCCTTATTCGCCGGGACTGTATTTATGCCTCTATTCCCAAGAGTCGCCCTATCTTCTGCATCGTGGTCGCAGATTGCTACTATATCAGTTATGCCATCAATTTTACAAAACTTTTTAATATCCTCTGCGTGTTTTTCTACAATGCGATTGGTCATATAAATTTGCCTGTATAAATACCAAATATCTGATGGGCTGATAGCGAACCAACCACAAACAAACGGATGGTCAAATCCGAAATCAATCGCTATAACCCGCTTCCAATCCGGCGGAATCACAATCGGCTCAATGATATGTTTTCTCGGGTCAAATGGATAGACGAGCCCTTCCATTGCTATCCATTTGCCTTCTCGGTATCGCTGTGCAAATACTCCTGTTAACCCATTCAACCAATCGTAATAAGATTGCGGTAAAAACGGCGGCGGGAGTGTCTTGAAAAATATGCTCTTATATCCTGCATTCTTTTCTTCAAACCATTTTTTATAAATCCAATGGGTAGGCGATGCAGGATTACACATAAGAATTGTCTGATGAAACGGCACTTTTGGATATCTTACTGCTCGTTGTATTTTCTCATCATAATATTCAAACGGAATTTCCGTTGCTTCTTCTATGATTGCCATCCCGCATTCTGTTGAAGCAAGTTTATTGACATCAGTTATATTGTCCATTCCAAGCCCATAAAACTCTGTCCCGTTTTTTATTTTATAAACCATCTGGTTTTCATCTTTACTCACTATTAAATTTTTATCTAACTTCTCAACAAATCGTTTCCATAATGTTAAGCGCAAATCAACCTTTTTTCTGCGAATAAAAAATATCTGATTGTTTTTGTAAAGCGAGCCAATCAGGATACCCTTATCTGCGCCGACTTCCGTTTTACCACTTCCACCTTGCCCAAAAAGTAAAAGATTCGGGGTAGTATCTTCTAATGCTTCTTTCTGCTCATTATTTATAGGACAAATTTTCATCTTTACATTTCAGGAGCATTTACTTCCCTTTCTATTTTATGACATGATATTTGAAAATTTTTGCATATTCCAATTTTATAGCATATTGTTTTTCTATCATAATTTACATCATTCAAAATTAGTGCACCATCCTCAAAATCTTTACAATCTATTTTATATGTTATTTCAAATTCTCTCTTTTCAAATTTCATTTTCTTCCCCCTTATTTTCTATCGTCTCTATCACATTATTTTTATTA